CTTCTTGGAATGTAAGGGCTAAATCAACTTCTACTGGAGCTCCACTATCTTCATGCATTGCTACTGAAGTTTCATTAATTGAAGTTTCTAGTGATGTTAAATAACAAGGTTTTATTTTAGGCATATATGGATTTGGTTCTCCAAGAACTAAAAATTCTATATTAAACAATGGTGGATATACTAAAGCAATCGAACCTGCTCTCTTTGGATATAAAAATTTTCTAAAAGTTCTTTCAATAGCAAGAGCCATATCAGATTCTTCTACATTACTTGCAACTAATTTAAAAGCAAAAGAGTATCCTCTTACATTTGTACTTTCGTATCCTGTTCTTGTATACGGGTTTGTCGCAATACCAGCTTTTAATGCAGCAGCACTTGTTATTTTATCAATTTTTCCGCCTGCAATATTAGCTAGATTATCTTTTGCAAGAATAGCTGTAGCATACATGTCTGCATCGGTAACTGTGCTAACTCCTCCTTTCTTTAATCCAAGAGCTATACCTGCAATACTTTTTAAAGTACCAGCATCAAATGATGTATAGTTTGCTCCATCAGCTACTGAAATACCTGGTGGTTGATGCAATATAATTGATACGTTTTTTGTTCCATTGCTCTGTCCTATGCCAAATCTTATAAGAGGATATCCAGAATCGGCTCCATCACCTAAATCGCTTGGAAAATGATATCTTTGATTTTGTGATATACCAACTCTCTCTTGTACTGTGGCATCACTAAAATTTTCTATTGATTTTTCTATTGATTCAATAATACCTTGCTCTTCTTGTTGAGCTGCTCGCTTTGCTTCTTTCTCAGCTTTTCTTGCTTGTCTTTTAGCTGCTCTTTCTGCTTTCCATTCAGCAAATGAACTCATACTTTTCTCCTATATAAATACTTATATTAATTAATACTATAGAGTTATTTATATGAGTTATAGAGGCAGATACACAATAAAGCGACCAGAAAAATATGCGGGAGATGCAAATAAAGTTGTATACCGTTCTTTGTGGGAAAGACAAGCATTTAAATGGTGTGAAAACAATCCAAAAGTAAAGATGTGGAATTCAGAAGAGGTAGTTGTACCTTATAAATGTACAGTAGATAAAAAATTACATCGTTATTTTGTTGACCTTTTAATACAAATGGAAGATAAAAAAACTTATTTAATAGAAATTAAACCAAAGAATCAAACAACTCCACCTAAAAAACGTAGTCGTAAGACTAAAAAATATATTAATGAGATGATTACATATAGTAAAAATCAAGATAAATGGGAAGCAGCTACTCAGTTTGCTGAATATAAAGGTTGGAAGTTTCAAGTATGGACAGAAGAAACTTTAAAGAATTTAGGCATAAAGATACTATAAGTCTGTATAAATAGATATATGGCAAGTTTATTCGATACCCTACAAGCAAACGCGTTTAGAAGCGGAATACAAACTCGTACAAGACAATCACGAGCATGGTTTCAAAAAAATGTGCAAGGTTTACAAATATCTAGAACATCTCTTTTACAAGATTCTGCTTTAGATAGAACAGGTCAAAATATACGTGGAAGTATGTATATGTATTTTTATGACCCTAAAACAAAAGCAACCTTACCTTACTATGATAGGTTTCCATTAACAATAATGGTTGATGGTGCGCCTGGTGGATTCTATGGATTGAATCTACATTATTTAAACTATAATACTAGGGCTAAGTTTTTAGATGATTTAATGGCATTTGGACCAGCAAAATCTACTGAAAGCTCTCGGCTTACACAATTAAGATACAATTTAATATCAGGTGTAAGAAAATTTAAAGAATTTAGACCATGTTTTAAACATTATTTAGGAACTAATGTACGTTCAGCGTTTTCAAGAGTTCCTATGACTGATTGGGAGATTGCTATATTCTTACCAGTAGAACAATTTCAGAAAAAAGGTAAAACAGCGGTATGGAACGAAAGCGCTAAAATTGCAAGAAGCTCTGGTAGCATAAGTATTAAAAATACTAAAGCTTACTATATGAGAAATAGGAAGAAATAATGAGCATAGAAAGATTAAAGTCATTGATAAGTAAAAAAGGTGGATTAGCAAAAGCTAATAGATTCAATGTTATGTTTACACCACCTACACAATCTTTACTTAATTTAGATTTACAAGGTATGATAAGTTCTGCAATATCTGGTAATTTTAATGCAAAAAATCTGGTTAATGACCCAAGAGATATCTCATTGCTTTGTGATTCAGTAGTTATACCAGGTAAACAAATAAGTACATTAGATTACCAAACAACAAAAAATTCAGTAAAAATTCCTTATGGATATGTACAAGATGATGTATCATTAAGTTTTTTACTAACAAATGATTATTATATGAAAACTATCTTTGATAAGTGGATAAATAGTATAGTAGATACCAAAAAATATTGTGTAGCATATAAAGATGACATTACCTGTGATGTAATAATACAGCAGTTAGATGAAGAAGATGTGCCAATATATGGTGTAAAATTAGAGGGTGCATTCCCGATAACAATGAGTGAAATAGCGCTTTCTAACGAAAGTACTAATACGATTCAAAAATTGAATGTGAGTTTTGCTTATGATAAATGTGTGCCGCAAGGCGCATTAAGTAGTACAGGTAGCGCGATAAGAAGTGCGTTATCTATATTTGGATAATATAATAGGAGAATTATTATGGCTTTACCAGAGCTAAATACAGCTAGGTACAGTATGGTTATACCGTCAACTGGTCAAACAGTTAATTACAGACCATATCTAGTGAAAGAGGAAAAGATATTAATGATGGCTATGGAGTCTGATGATAATAAAGTTATCGCCAGAGCTACAGTAGATGTTATTAAATCTTGTATTGAAGATAAAATTGATGTTGATGGATTAGCAATGTTTGACATTGAAACTATATTTTTAGCATTAAGATCAAAATCTGTCGGTGAATCGATGGAATTAAAAATAAAATGTGGTGATGAATCATGTAATAAAGTTAGTGATGTTTATATTAACTTTGATGATATTGAAATACCAGAAATTAGTAATGAAAAAACTAATATTATGTTGACTGATGATGTTGGGGTTGTAATGAAATACCCATCAATGAGAGATGTTGAAAAAATGGGTAATGTTGATGACACTGATGCTGAGCAAGCTATGAGTATGATAATGGCATGCATAGATTCTATATTTGATGCGGATGCAGTGTATCCAGCTAGCGATGAATCTAGTAAGTCTTTAACTAAGTTTGTAGATTCTTTAAATAATGTACAATTTTTAAAGTTGTCAGAATTTTTTAGAGATATGCCGGCAGTAACACACACTGTTAATTATAAATGTGAGTGTGGGAAAGAGCAAGAACAAGTATTAAGAGGACTTTCTAGTTTTTTTACGTAGGCCTTTCGCACGATAGTCTTGTAAACCATTATAAGACTAATTTTGCTATGATGCAGCATCATCAATATAGTTTAACAGAATTAAATGATATGGTGCCGTGGGAAAGGGAAATATACATTTCTTTGCTCAAGGAACATATAGAAAAGGAAAATGAGCGTATGGAGCGCGAAAACCAAAAAATGAGGAGATAATAATGGCTGAAAATCAAGATAACAGCAGAAATGAAGTAGAAATAGACTTAGATAAGTATATGGCTATGATTGACAAGCTTGACGAACAAGAAGACCAAATTAAGGAAATGAAAGAGGAGGCTAGACAAGCCGCAGAAAGATTAGGACCTCGTAAAAGAAAATTCATAGACTTATTCTTAGACGACAATGACTTAAATGAAAAAGCAATCATAGGATTTATATCATTCTTTTTAATGATGTGTTTCGGTATCACCGATTTAGTCACAGCATTAGTATGGGATTTAGACTTAAAGGTTTCTGAAACAATTTACACGTCCTTTGTGGTAGTAACACTAGGGTCGTTTGGTATATCTGAAGCTGGTAAAGCATTCGGTAAATAAGGAATAAAATATGGCATCTTCGATAAAGAGCTCAACAGGACCAGTAAAAAGTACGCTTGATAGTGTAGTTGATAAGCTACATCAAATGAATGAAGACCAAACAGCTATCCAAAAAGAAGCTATGATTTATTCTAATGAGCTACAAGATTATGTA